AAGTGATTACGCATCTGCTCAGCGGTGTGAGTAGCGCCTGCATTCTGTAAGAACCCAGGTGGATTTACAACAGTCATCTTACCTCCTCATCGCCATGCAGAGCGATATACTACTTGTAATGAACTACCAGCACCAGTTAAACCACCATATGTAATAAAGCTGGTACCAGGATCTAGATAAAACCAGTCTGGACTCGTCATGATATTTCGACGATTTGAATTACCATTGAGATATACAGTTCTGTCTCTTGTGTTGATAGTAAGTGTATCTGCGCCACCAAGCGTAATATTGAATCTCATGGTATGACTAGATGTTGCGTTGGTAATAGTTGGATTTGTCACAGGACCAAGAATAATGAACGTTGGTGGTGTTGGTCTATTACCAGCATTATTGACACTCGCTCCACCAGGTGTTGCTCCACCACCGAAATCAAGATTGAATCCTATGTTGAACGAGAATCCTAATCCAGTATCGCCACCATAGTTAATATTTAGCGTTGATTCTGTTGCATCGTAGAGTCTAGGATCTTCTGCAAACATTAAAAACTGCGCGCTGGTGATACCCAGCCGGCGCAAAGTTTCCCAATCATAGCGCACACCACGCGGCTTAACGTATATCAAACGCTCAACAACACCAGGAGCTTTGACGTAAAATGGTATTGGTGTTTGAACAGGAGCATAGTTTGCCTTGAGATTATCTAAGTAAGCCTCAACGTTTCCAGATGCTGCATAGATTGTACCTTCAAGAATAATGTTGCGACCTTTTTCAAATTCTGCATCCATGAATCCACCATCGACACCTTCATGGTCTCGAATGGTTTCTCGATATTCTGCACTGTCAAGGCCAGATACTTTTTCGATGTCCACGAATGGAATGGTAACATCGGTATTAAGAGTCACGCCTGAGCTATTAAGCTGGAAGGTATAATCGTTCAGGCCAAGAGCCATTATGACCTCCCACTAAGTAGCCAGCCAAGGTCAGCAGCATGCCGTCTCGGATCAATTTCCTGTGTGGTAATATAGAAGTTCTGTTGATTACCTGCACTAGCATATCCATTACCAACATTAGTCGATGAAGTAAGCCCAGCAGTGTTTGCATTAAGCTGTGCTTCTACTGCTGGTAATGCTTTCTGTAGACCAATTGCGTAACCCTGCATAGAGTACTCACCAAGCTTCATAAACTCTTTGCTTGGTGAACCAGCACCAATCGCATTTTTGAACCAAGTAACTGCATTTGCACCAATGTTTAATATAACATTTTTTAGACGTTCAACCCTGTTAAAGATACCCATAATGAGGCCATCCATGAGAGCCTCACCTATACCAGTCAGTGTGGCTGTATTCATTCTCTGGCGAATCCAATTGATAAATTCTGCAATGGTATCTCTAACCCAGTTGAATGCGGCAACTACAGCTTGAATCATACTAACAGTGTATGTGAGTACACTGATGAGCAGCATGAACGCGCCAACTAGACCAGCACTAATTGCAATCGCGAGTACGCTTAGCGCAACAGCCGAGATGATGAGGAACCATTTCACCAGGAACATAATGACTTCGATGACCTGATCAATTTGCTCTTTGTGTTCTTTGTAGTATGCAGTAAGCCACTTGATTGCTGGGATGATTTCTTCTGTTATAACCTTACCAAGCTGCTTCATTGCCCAAACTAGAATATCTTTGACGATACCAGCAACTTGCTTTAGGGTTTCAAATCCCTCTTCCTTAAATTTATCAAAGAGTTGCTTCAATACTGGCATTACGTTTTCTTGAATCACACGCCATAGTTCTTGAAGTGGTGGTAGAACATCCTCAGTCCAGACTCTACCAATTTCCTGTCCCATAGGTACAAGAACATTTTGGTAAAAGTCTTGTACATCTCTCGCAGTTTCCTTGACCATGTCACGGAACGTTGAGGACTTCTGCCATGCTAGGTATATTGAAGCAGCCAAACCAGCAAAGACAACTCCTGCTGCTGCAATCACACCCATAACAATAAGCAGTGAAGATCCAGCCACAGCTATGGCAGCAGCAAAAGCAGCTACCATTCCCAGTACCAACAGTAATATACCACCAAGAATAGCTAACACAACTCCAGTTGCTATTATCTTGGTGATGAATCTCTGCTGCTCTGGTCGTAGATTGTTAAACCACTGGAATATTTGGCTGAGGTACCCAATTATTTTTTCGAATGTTGGTTGTAGGTATTGACCCATAGTAATCTTAACAGTTTGCCATTGGTTCTTCATGAGTTCGGTTTTGACGGCTGTGGTATCTGCCATGGTTGCGTAAGCTTGTTCGAACGATCCTGATTCAGTTGACATTGTTTCAAAAATAGCTTGGAACTGTTCTAGGTTTCCTGGTAGAATAAGCATGTTCTGGAGGAAACGTCGAGCCTCAATGGTTCCACCAGCACCCTTAAACACTTCCAGAATCTTTGCAATCTTTTCTTCTTCTGGTAGGTCTTTGAGCTTTTCTCTGAATTCCTTTAGAATGTCAATCATTGGACGGAAGTTGCCTTCTGCGTCCGTAGCTGCAACACCAAGATCTTTAAGATTTTCTACGGCTACTGGATTCGACATAGCATCCATAGCACGAGCAACAGCCGTACCGGATCTAGCTGCACTAATACCCATACGAGTAGAGGCAGCTAGTGCAGCTGCCATCATTTCAACAGTTTGACCAAATCGAGCTGCTGATGGTGTGACTAGACCAATACGCTGAGTCCACTCTTCGTAGGTACCAATACCTTCCTTCACCAGTTGGAACTGTACATCCATTAAGTGATTCATGTCGGTGAGTGGAAGATGGAAAGCGTTTAGAATACCAATAGTAGCCCGAGAGACCGCAGAAATATCTGTTTGTCCAGCGACGGCAGCCTTAGCAAAGGTCTTTAGGACTGCTTCCGCATCCTGTGCGCCAATTTCCATAGAGGAGAAGATGTCGAACAGCGCTGGCTGAATCTCCTGGAATGGTACACCAACAGCTTTAGCAGTTCTTAAACCAATATCTTCAATATCTTTGAGTGATATTGCGAATTTGTCAACCTGAGTAACAGTCATAGCTGACTGCTTCTCATAGTCTATGGCAGATTGTACGAGATTTTTCAATCCCATCGCGCCAAATACGCCCACAGCAGTCGCGGCAGTACCAAGCGCAGTCATCATACCTGCTGCGCCACCCAGAGCTGTTGATAGCTTTTGAGCAGATACTCTCTGCTCTTCCATTGTGGCTTTGGCGATTCGCATTCCGCCAATTTGCTGATCAACTGCTCTAATCTGGTTTTGCGTAACTAGAAGATCGGCTTGCGAAGCGCCAGTAAGTCGTTGTACTGCCATCTGATTCACAAGCTGCGACCGTGCAGCTTGTAGATTAGCCATTCTTACACTATCGCCAACCATGCGAATGTCTCTAGAGAAACTACGCATGGCCCGTGAACCTTCATCACGGGCCTTGAGTACTAACCAGAGATCGCGGGTTGCGCTAAATGGCACCGACAACTCCTATGCGCTTGGCATTTGCGTTCTTGCCGATTTGTTTCTATCTAGTTCAGCTCGTACATTCTCCCATTCTAGATATTTGTCGAGCACATACACGAAGAAGCTATCCTGATCGAACAGCCCACCGGCGTTTGGGAAGGTATGGAATCTGTCACAAATTTGTATGATTCTAATTACTGCTACTGCATCCATTCCTACTTTAACTTTTGGTGAGATTACCGCCTTTCTAATATCCTCTAGGAGTTTTTTGCTTCTTCTTTATTCTCCGGTGTCTGCCAGTCATCGATAGCTTTACCGATTTCTTCACCGATAGCTTCGGTTAGCATTCTTACATGTGCTTTGTTCTTGAAGTTCAACGGACTACCATTTGCATCTGTGATGTTGTGGTCAACAATCAAGTTGGCAAAGTCCCAATATGCAATTTCTTCGGTCTGCATGTCGATTTCACCTTGGAAGTCTTTTGCATCCTTCGAGGTGTTCATCAGCAGTTTAGTCGCCATATTGGTACGTAGTAGCTTTTCTCCATAGTTCATTCTACGGACCTGTACATAGCCATCAGGCGGCGCGGAAAGTAGTGGAATTTTTTCGCTTATAGCGTTAGTAACAACACCTACTGGCATTTTAACGAATACCTCTTCTACTATATTGACTGCAACGACAAAGACATAGGCAATACCTAGTACCCTTATCGTTATATTAAAACTAATAGCCAAACACAATATGAGAGCAAACGAGAACTCCCATGGAATTCCTACGTTACGCAGCAATATCCTCTTGAGTTTTAATAGTAATCTGCCAAGACTTGCCGGTACCATCGATGATATTCTGGTATGCGATTTGTGCACGAACCAAGTCGCCTTGACCACTAAGCCCAACAGTGTAAGTATCTTTAATAGCAACTGGCGCAAGAAGAACGATGGAGTTGTTAACGCCCTTCGAAGCAGTAAGCGTGATACTCTGTGAAGTAACAGACTTAAAGAGATCATAGTCAGTGCGGCTTTCGAAGTCGCGCTCCATCGTCATAGTCGATGCACGTTCACCATACTTGATAAACTG